GAGCGCCCGCAGCGCAGCGACCGCGGCACGAGCACGGAGCAGCGCCTCGAGGGTGTCGTCGAGGAGCACGGTGTCGACCTGAACGGCCGGCTCGAAGTCGTCGCGCGTCAGCAGCTCGTCCAGCTCGTCGGCCGCTGCGATGCCAGTGAAGTTCGTCATGCATGCAGCGTGGCGCGTCCATCGAACTACCTACAGACCCGAGACAGGGTCGCACCCGGAAGGGGGTCCGCATGCCGCTCCCGGCGAACGACTCGACCTGGCCCCCCGCACCGTGGGACGCCGCCTACAAAGCGTGGCGCGAGCACGAGGTCCTGTGGATCGGCGACGCTGCGAAGATCGCCGACTTCTACGGCGGCGGCCGCACCGCGGCGACGCACGAGCACGACGGGCAGCCGCACGCCGGCGGCCTCGTCGGGTGGGTGAGCAGCCGCTTCTGGGGCCAGCCCATCCCCGAGGGCGAGGTCCGCACCCGCGAGCACGTCGGATGGGCGTCGGACCTCTGCACGCTCTCGTCTGACCTGCTGTTCGCGGACCCGCCGAAGGTCGGCTTCGACGCGGACCAGGCGAAGCTCGTCGGCGACGCCGGGACCGCCCGGATGGACCTGATCGCGAACTCCGACGAGGCGCACGCGTTCCAGCACGAGGGCGGCGAGCTGACGGCCGCGTTCGGCGTCTCGGCCCTCACCGTGCGGTGGGACAAGGAGGTCGCGGACCACGCGTGGGTGGCCCCGTCCGGCGCCGACGTCACGATCCCCGAGTTCCGCAACGGCCGCCTCGTCGCGCTGACCCTCTGGACGGAGTACGCCGACGGCGGCACCGTCTGGCGCCACCTCGAGCGCCACGAGAAGGGCCGCATCGTGCACGCCCTGTTCAAGGGCGACAAGCGGACCATCGGCAAGCAAGTCCCGCTCGGCAGCTACGAGCCCCTCGCGTACCTGCTCGGCATCGCGACCAAGACGGACGACGCGACCGGTGCGGCGTTCCTCGAGACGGGCATCGAGAAGCTCACCGCGGCCTGGTGGCTGAACGCCCCCGCGAAGGCGTGGCGCCGGCAGGGCGACCTCGCCGAGGCCGGCCGCTCCGACCTGACGCCCACGGTCCGGAACATGGGCGACTCGATGGACGAGATCTACTCCTCGTGGCTGAAGGACATTCGGCTCGGCGCCGCCCGCCTCCTGATCCCCGAGGCGTACCTCGACCAGGACAACGAGGGCGGCTTCAGCTTCGACCGCGGCCGCGAGCTGGTCCGGAAGGTCACGAGCCCCGGCACGGCCGACGGCGACCTGAGCAAGTCGATCGAGAAGGTCCAGTTCGAGATCCGCACCGAGGACCACGAGCGCGCGGCCCTCGCCTGGTGGCGGCGCATGCTCGGCGCCGCCGGGTACGGCGAGCTGGACGCCGAGACGGTCGACGTGCAGAAGACGGCGACGGAGTCGAACTACGGGCAGGCGTCGAAGCGCCGCACCCGCGACAAGAAGATGATCTACGCCCGCCAGGCCCTCGCTGGGGCGTACGGCGCCGCGTTCGCGATCGACGGCCGGCTGTTCCCCGGCAAGGGCGGTCGCGACTTCGACGTCCCCGACGTGACGTTCCCCGCGGAGTCGCAGATCGACCCGCTCCAGAACGCGCAGGTCCTGTCGCTGCTGAAGAACGCGTCCCTCGTCTCGACCGAGATCGGCGTCCGGATGGCGCACCTCGACTGGGACCAGAAGCAAGTCGACGAGGAGGTCGCCCGGATCAAGGCGGCCGCGCCGGCGGACCCGACCAAGCTCGGCGCCTCGAACCCGTCGCCGGAGGAGGAAGCCGCAGCTCGCCAGCGGCTCGGCATCGCCGGCGTGCAGGACCAGCAGCAGGCCCGCCAGGCCGCCGAGCAGCAGAAGGGAGGCGAGCCTCAGGGATGACCGTGCACTCCGACTCCTGCCCCTTCTGCCGCCGCATCGAGGACGGCGCGTACGAGAGCACCGAGGTCCGCGACGTCGTGACGTTCGAGCCGCTGAACCCCGTGACGCCCGGGCACCGCCTGTTCGTCCCGACGGTCCACGTGCACGACTTCCGCCGGCCCCTCGGCCCGCTGCTCGTGTCCCAGGCGATGCTCGCCGCGGCCGCGTGGGCAGCGGAGGACGGCGCCGACGCGAACCTGATCGTCTCCGCCGGCCCCGCGGCGACGCAGACGGTTCGGCACCTCCACGTCCACCTCGTCCCCCGCGCCGCCGACGACGGGCTCGAGCTGCCCTGGACCGCGCAGAAGCGCGCGCTCGACCAGGCCGAAGCCTGGCGGGGGCTCTGACCCGTGCCCGCGTTCGTCGTTCCCGAGAACGCGACGCTCGCCGACGTCGTCGAGGACGTCTCCCGCGCGCTCGTCGAGGCGTACTCCAACGCGGAGATCGCGGTCCTCGCCGGGATTCAGCGCCGCATCGACCGGCTCCTGCCGGCCGTCGACGGCGAGCAGCTCCGCCTCGCAGCGCTCCAGCAGGGCCGCGAGGATGTCGGCCGGTTCGTCGCCGGCCTCACCGATGACCTCGCGTTCGACGCCGTCCAGACCGCCGTGCAGCACGGAACCGCGGCCGCTGCCCGCCAGCTCGGCCAGGCCCGCGTGCTGCCCGCCGGCACCCCGTACACCTCGACGCAGGTCGGGGCGCTGACCGCGACCGCGTTCGAGCTGCGGAACGCGCTCGACGACGTGAAGCAGCGCATCCTCCGCTTCGACTCCGACGTCTACCAGGGCCTCATCGCCGGCCACCTGCCGAACGTGCTGCTCGGCGTCGAGGGGAAGCTCGACGCGCAGCGCAACGCCGTCGCCGAGTGGCTCGGCAAGGGAATCCCCGGGTTCATCGACCAGTCCGGCCGCGAGTGGACGCCCGGCAGCTACGTCGAGATGGCGACCCGGACCGCGGTGAACCGCTCCTTCATCGACGCCGGTCACGTCCGGATGCAGACCTCCGGCGTCAACCTCGTGACGATCCTCGTCGGCGCGGCCGCGTGCCGGCGCTGCGCGGTCTGGGCGTCGAAGATCCTGTCCACCGACGGCAGCACGGGCACCGTGACCCTGCCCGACGCCCTGACCGGCGTCCCGACCGAGGTGCAGATCGACGGCACCCTCGACGACGCCCGCATCGCCGGCTGGAACCACCCCAACTGCCGATGCCAGACCGCGGCCTACCTCGCCGGCCTGCCGATGGCCGTGAAGTCGACGACCTACAACCCGCAGCTCGAGCGCGCGACGCAGCAGCAGCGCGCGATGGAGCGATCGCTCAGGGCGGACAAGCGGCAACTCGCGCTCGCACCGTCGGAAGCGCGCCAGCGCGAACTGCGGGCCGGGATCCGGCAGACGCAGGCGCAGCTCCGCGCGCACATCGCCGAGCACGACCTCCCGCGCATGTCGTGGCGCGAACAACCGCAGTTCGCGCACGGCGCTCCGAAGCTCTAGCGCACCCGCTCTAGGTGCGTCGTCGACGCCGAGCACGGCACGAACGACGGCGCAGCACAGCACGGGCAGGGCTTCGAGATCTCGCTGATCGTCATGTCCTCACAGTGACCTACCCGCGCGGACCGCGGCATCCCCAGAGGGAGGCACGCGTGGCCCTCACTCCATCCCTCCACGTCACCCCGGTCCTCGACCTCGAGTCGACCGATCTCGACTGCCCCCGGTGCGCCGTCGGCACGCTCGAGCGGCTGACCGTGACCCTTCTCTCGCCCGGCGGCGTGTTCTCCCGCCGGTTCCTGAACTGCGGCGCCTGCGGGCGATCCGCGCCCGACCTGCCCCCCGCGGAATCTCGGCCCGCGGGGGGCGGGGCCTGACCTCGCCGAGATCCCAGAGCCCCCGCCGGCAGACGCCGACGGGTCCCATGCGGCAGATGCCGCAAGCCGAGAAGGAGCACCCATGTCCACGACCTGCACGAGCCCGACGCCCCGCGTCTTCGGCCCGCTCGCACCGTCCCTGCTCGCGCTGCGAGGCATCCGCCTCTGGAGCGACGAGCACGGCAGCGAGGGAGCCGGCGGCGATGGCGGCCAGGGCGGCGGCGACCAGGGCCAGCAGGGCGGCGGCGGCAACGCCGGCGGCCAGCAGGGCGGCCAGTCGCAGCAGGGCGGCCAGCAGGGCCAGCAGGGCCAGCAGCCCCGCGGGTCCGGCCGCGAGGCGAGCGCGTACGAGCGCTCGCTCCGCGACGAGGCCGCGAACTACCGGCGAGAGCGCGACCAGCATGCGAGGGACCTCGCGGCGGCCGCTCAGGAGCGCGACGACCTGCGGAGCTGGAAGACCCAGCGCGAGCAGTCCGACGCGATCCGTGCCGGCGCAGGCGACAAGGGCAACGCCGCACTCCTCACCGACTCCGGCCTGTTCCGGAGCGCTGCGGAGAAGGCGAAGCTCGACTACTCCGACACGAACGCCGTCAAGGAGTTCGTCTCGAAGTTCGTGGACGACCACCCCGAGTACGGCCAGACGGCCGGCCTCCCCGGCTCCGGAGGCCCCTCGCGCCACGGTGGCCCGACCGAAGTGACGCTCGAGCAGCAGCTCGAGCAGGCACAGAAGGACGGGCGCACCGAGGACGCGATCGGTCTGAAGCGCGCGATCGCCGACCGGCGACGCGCATCCGCCTGACCCACCCCTCAGAGAGGAACACCAGATGCCCGGCATCACCGGCATGGGGACGACCTTCAACCTCCCCAACTACGTGGGCGAGCTGTTCCAGCTCACCCCCGACACGACGCCCCTCCTGTCCGCCATCGGCGGACTCACGGGCGGCCGCGTCGCGAAGGCCACCAAGTTCGAGTGGCAGGCCGACGACCTGCGAGACGCCCGCCAGCGGACGCGTCTCGAGGGTGCGGACGCTCCGGAGTTCGACGGCCGCCAGCGGATCCCCGTGGGCAACGTCGTCGAGATCCACCAGGAGTCCGTGAACGTCTCCTACACCAAGCAGAGCACGCCCGGTCAGACGACCACGGCGGGCGTCGACCCGGCGGACCAGCCCGTCCAGAACGAGCTGAACTACCAGGTCGCGAAGAAGCTCAAGGAGATCGCGCGCGACGTCGAGTACAGCTTCATCCGCGGCCGCTACGTCGCGGGCGACCAGGTCACCCCGCGCCAGACCCGCGGCCTCCTCGAGGCGATCCAGACGAACGTGATCGACCTGTCCGCGGCGACCTACACCGCTGCGGCGGTCGACGGCGGCGGCGTGATCACCTCGAACGGTCACGGCCTGAGCAACGGCGACAAGCTCGTCCTCACGGACGCCGGCCTCACCGGCTTCCCGACCGGGCGCGCGCTCTACGCCCGCGACGTCACGACGAACACGTTCAAGGTCGCTTCGGCCAACGGGGGCGCCGCCCTCGTCCCGACCGCGGCCGGCAACGTGAACGGCCGCGCGGTGTCGAAGGTCCCCACGACCCCCGACACGTACGACGACCTGTTCCACCTCGTCTACGACAACGGCGGCCTCGAGGACGTGTCCCTCCAGACGCTCATGGTCGGCTCGACGCAGAAGCGGAACATCTCGACCGCGTTCGCGAACGCCTACGGGAAGTACTCCGAGTCGAGCCGGAACGTCGGCGGCGTGAACTTCACGACGATCGTCACCGACTTCGGCACCGTGAACCTCATGCTCGACCGGTTCATGCCGGCGGACGAGATCGCGGCCGTCTCCCTGGAGATGCTCGCCCCGCGGTTCCTCGAGGTGCCCGGCAAGGGTCACTTCTTCGAGGAGCCCCTGGCGAAGACGGGGTCCTCGGACCGCGTCCAGCTCTACGGCGAGATCGGCCTCGAGTACGGCAACGAGCTGGCCCACGGCCGGATCAAGGGCCTCCCGCTCCGCTGATCATGACCCGCTTCCTCTACCCCCTCGCGGGGAAGGGGCAGGCGGTCCTCGGCGGCGTCGTCTTCACGGACGGCGCCGCTGAGGCCGACCTCGGCCCGCACACGAGCGAGTATCTCGAGATGATCGGCGCCACGATCGTCCGCTCCGAGGAGGAGCTGGACGAGCACACCGTCGACGAGCTGCACGCGATGGCACGTGCCGGCGGCTTCCGCGCCGGCTCGCACCTCCACAAGGCCGACCTCATCCGCGTCCTCCGCGGCGAGGACGAGGCGGCCCCCACCGACCACAAGGCGGAGGCTCGCGGCTCCGTCATCGTCGACGTCGACCCGCCGGAGGGCCAGAAGCCCGCAGGAGACGACGAGGACGCCGACCCGGCCGACGAGTCCACCCCCGACACGAACGCCGGCGAGGCAAGCGAGCAGCACGGCTCCGAGGGTGCCGCAGACGAGAAGGAGGACGCGACGTGGTCGCCTACGCCACCCCCCACGACTTCGCCGACTACTACGGGGTCCCTGAGCCTTCAGGAGCGGAGGCGGCAGAACTCGCAGGACGGCTCGTCCGAGCCTCCGGCCGGGTCCTGACGATCCTCCGGCAGCTCGGCGGCGTCGTGCGCTTCGACGACGCGACCGGGCTGCCCCTGGCCGGCACCCCGCTCGAGCTGAAGCACGCGCGGGCGCTGAAGGAGGCGACGTGCGAGCAGGCGAAGACGATGGAGCTGACCGGCGAGGCGGCGGACGGCACCCCGTTCGCCGGCGGTTCGTTCGGCCCGCTGAAGCTCGAGGCGGCGTCGGGTGGCAGCGAGGGCAGCGACCCCCGCTACTCCGACGGCGCCCGCGACGTGCTGATCTCGGCCGGCCTGCGCTCGACCAGGGTCCGAGGGTGAACCGGGTGCCTATCCCCGAGCCGCTGAAGCCGCACCGCGTCGACCTGTACCTGTTCGAGGGCGAGTCCCCCGCCGGACCGAAGTTCGGCGAGCCGCTCACCCGCGTCCACGTGCTCGTCGAGGACAAGATCCGCCTCGTCCGTGCTGCGGACGGCGACCAGGTCCAGTCGACGCGGGCGATCTACCTCGACCAGCTCGAGGTGCCGCTGCGCTCGGAGATCGACTACCTCGGCGACCGCCGCGTCGTCGTTGCCACTGCGCAGGGCCGGATCAACTCCCGCCTCGCGCATTCCGTCCTCTACCTCGCCTGAGGAGGGCCGATGCCGGACACGAGACTCACGTGGAACGACCCGATGCCGCGCGTCCGCGCATCGGCCCGTGTGGGGCTGAACCGGGCTGGGGAGTTCCTCCTCGGCCGGGTGAAGCCCCGCACCCCGCACCTCGGCGGTGACCTCGAGGAGAAGACGACGCTGTACACCGTCGAGAGCGACGCCGACGTCGAGGAGGGCGCGCAGATCCAGTCGGACACCGCCTACGCCGTCTACCAGCACGAGGGCATGCGGAAGGACGGGACGTACGTGATCACCCGCCACACGCACGAGCCGAACCCCGACGCGGGCACGAAGTTCGTCGAGGGCCCGCTCCGCGAGAACGAGGAGATCTTGCTCGGCATCGTGGCCGGCGCGATCGCGCAGGGGCTCTCGTGAGCGACCCGATCGGCTGGACCCGCGCGCTGCTCGAGGGCTGGGCCGGGTACTGGGCCGACCAGGGCTTCGGCGAGTGGCGCGGCCCCGACGGCGTCTACACGCCCGGCGAGGACGTCTGCTCGATCATGCCCGGCCCGCTCGTGCCAATCGCGACGTCGGCGATCGCCCTCGCG